ATGGCCGCGGCGTATTCGCAAGCCGAACAGGCCGCGCTCGATCCCCGGTGGCGCGATTGCATCTCCGGGCTTTCGGAAATCGATGCGCGTGTGCTGGAGAAGCACTGGCCATGGTGGCGACGTCCCGACCAGACACCGCCATCGGGAGAATGGCGGGCCTGGCTGGTGATGGCCGGACGCGGGTTCGGCAAGACACGGATGGGCGCGGAATGGGTGCGCGCGCAAGCCGAGCGCAATCCGAAGCTGCGGATCGCGCTGGTCGGCGCGACGCAGGAGGACGTGCGGCGGGTGATGATCGAAGGCGAGAGCGGACTGCTGGCGGTTGCCGGGTGGCAGCGGCGGCCGAGCTGGGAGCCGTCGATCGGGCGGCTGAAATGGCCCGGAGGCGCGCAGGCAGAAGTGTTCGCGGCAAGCGAGCCAGACAAGCTCCGCGGGCCGCAGCACCACATCGCCTGGGCCGACGAGATCGGCAAATGGGCGAACGGCGAGGATACGTGGGACAATCTGTTGATGTCGCTGCGCATGGGCAAGGCCCAGGTGGTCGCCACGACCACACCGCGCCCGGTTGCGCTGGTGCGACGGCTGGTCGCCGATGCGAGCGTGATCAAGACCTGCGGCGCGACGATGGTCAATCGGGCCAACCTTGCCCGGGGGTTTTTCGACGCGATGGGAATTTATGCCGGCACGCGGCTCGGGCGGCAGGAATTGCATGGCGAGCTGCTCGATGACGTTCCCGACGCGCTGTGGACGCGCGACATGGTGGAGCGGGCGCGGATCGGCGCGGCGCCCGAACTGGTGCGGGTGGTGATCGGTGTCGACCCCCCGGCGAGCGCGGGAGGGGATGCCTGCGGCATCGTCGCGGTGGGGCTGGGGCGCGACCGACGCGGCTATGTGCTCGAAGATGCCAGCGTGCACGGCGCATCGCCCGAAGGCTGGGCGCGCGCCGTGGCGGCGTGCGCGGCGCGGCATCGCGCCGAGCGCGTCGTCGCGGAAAAGAACCAGGGCGGCGACATGGTGGCCAGCGTGCTGCGCGGCGCCGACAGCGGCCTGCCGGTGACGCTGGTCCATGCCACGCGGGGGAAGGTATCGCGCGCCGAGCCGGTGGCGCTGCTCTATGAGGCGGGCCGCGCATGGCATGTCGGCGGCTTCTCCGCGCTCGAGGATGAATTGTGCGGGTTGCAGGCCGGTGGCGGCTATGAGGGCCCGGGCCGCTCGCCCGACCGTGCCGACGCGCTTGTCTGGGCGATGACCGAATTGATGCTGGGCAAACGGGGTGCGGCGCGGGTCACCTTGCTGTAGGCGAGGCGCGCAACCCGAGGAGCGAAGATGGTCCCGCGCGAATTGATCGATACGGCGGAAGTGCCTGGCGGCGACCCGCTGCGGCTGTTCCGCCGCGGGCGCGACTTCATGATCGTTCTAGACCGCAACGAGCTGATGAGCAGCCGGATGAGCGGGTCCGAGGAAGCGCTGGCCGACATGACGATCGACCGGCTACCGCTATCGGCGCCGCATCTGCTGATCGGCGGATATGGCATGGGGTTCACGCTGCGTGCGGCGCTGCGGCGGCTGGGCGCGGATGCGCGGATCGCCGTCGCCGAGCTGGTGCCGAAGATCATCGATTGGGCGAAAGGGCCGATGGCGGAGCTGGCGGCGGGATGCCTCGACGACCCGCGCGTGGCGGTGGTGCTCGACGATGTCGGCGCGGTGATCGCGCGCGGGCAGGGACGCTATGACGCGATCCTGCTCGATGTCGACAATGGACCCGACGGGCTCACCCGGCCGGGCAATGACGGACTCTATTCGATGCGCGGCCTGGCGGCGGCGAAGGCAGCCCTGCGGCCGGGCGGGGTGCTGGCGGTGTGGTCCGCGGCGCCCGATAATGCGTTCGCGCGGCGGCTGCGCGAGGCGGGGTTTGCCGTCGAGGAAGTCGGCGTGAAGGCGCGCAGCAACGGCAAAGGGCCGCGGCACGTGATCTGGTTCGCGACGCGGCGCTGAGGCGCGGCGGTCGACCATACTGCCCTGCCTCTCCGGATGCGGGAGGGGTTTGCCGGCGGACGATACCCTGATCGGGGAGACAGGCATGAAGTGGTTCGGACGCAAATCCGCCGCGGGTGACCGCGCGCGGCCGGCGCTGGCGCGTGGCGGCACCATCACCAGCCTCGGCGAATGGCCGCGCAGCTACGAGGCGCAGGTGCGCGAAGGCTATTGCCATAATCCGGTGGCGCAGCGCGCAGTCAAGCTGGTGAGCGAAGGCGTGGGATCGGTGCCGCTCGCGGCGAGCGATCCGACGCTGGTGGCGCTCGCCACGGCGCGTTCGGGCGGGCAGGTGCTGATCGAGACGATCGCGTCGCATCTTCTGCTCCACGGCAACGCGTGGGTACAGATTTTGACCGACAGCGCCGGCGCGGTGCGCGAGCTGTTCGCGCTTCGACCCGAACGCGTGACGGTCGAGCCCGACGCGAATGGCTGGCCGGTCGCCTATCGCTATCGGGTGGGGGCGCACGTCAGCCGGCTCGCGGCGGAGGATGCCGGAGGACGCCCCGCGGTGGTCCAGCTCAAGACGTTCAATCCGGTCGACGACCATTACGGGCTCGGCTGCCTCGGCGCGGCGGCGGGAGCGATCGCCATCCACAATGCCGCGACACGCTGGAACAAGGCGCTGCTCGATAATGCCGCGCGGCCTTCGGGGGCGCTGATCTACGACGTCGGCGACGGCGGGGTGCTCAGCCCCGACCAGTTCGCGCGGGTGAAGAACGAGCTCGAGGCAGGGTTTGCCGGCGCGGCCAATGCCGGACGCCCGCTGCTGCTCGAGGGCGGGCTCAAATGGCAGGCGATGGGGATGACGCCGGCCGACATGGATTTCGTGGGGCTGAAGGCCGCGGCGGCGCGCGAGATCGCGCTTGCCTTCGGCGTGCCGCCGATGCTGCTCGGGCTGCCCGGCGACACTGCCTATGCCAACTACCGCGAAGCCAATCGCGCGCTGTGGCGGCTCGCGATCCTGCCGGTGGCGGACACGATCCTCGCGGGGCTCGCACAGGCGTTGCGCGGCTGGTTCGAGGGCGCGTCGCTGGCGGTCGATCTCGATCGCGTGACCGCTCTGGCCGAGGATCGCGAGCGGCTTTGGCGTCAGGTGAGCGCGGCGGATTTTCTGAGCGACGAAGAGAAGCGGGCTATGGTCGGGCTGGTGTGACCACGAGCGCGCAACGGCGCGTCCCGCTATCCCAGTTTCCACCGACATTGCCGCATTTTGCCCTGAGGACGGCATCGGTCGACCAGGCCCAGACGAGCAGCGCGGCGCGCGCGACGATCAACGTGACCAGCAGAGGGAAGAGCCAACGGGGCATCATCGCTGCCTAGGCCGGAGCGGGCGGCCGGGCAATCGGGAGAGTGACATGCGTAACGAAGCGCTGCTTGCGCAACTGATCGAGCAGGCGAAAGAGGACGGCGCCGACATGGCGACGCTTCGGGCGATAGCCGAGGAGGCGGGCGAGGCGAGCGCGCAGCGCGCGCTGGCGCGTCTGGGGCTCGAGGACGTCGGCGCGGCGAAGGACATGGCCGAGCTGCGCGAGTTGCTGGGGGCGTGGCGCGACGCCAAGCGCTCGGCGCTCAAGGCGGCCTTTTCCTGGGCCGGACGGATGGCGGCTGCGCTGCTGCTGGTCGGGCTGGCGGTCAAGCTCGGGTTTCCGGGCTGGCTGAAATGAGCGTGCGCTTCGCCGGCTATGTGGCGGTGTTCGACGTGCCCGACCGCGGCGGCGACGTGGTTCGACGCGGGGCGTTCGGACGGGTCAGCGCGGTGCCGTTGCTCTGGCAGCATGGCGGCAAGCCGATCGGCACGGTCGAACGGCTGGCGGCCGACCGGCGCGGGTTGCGCGTGGTCGCGCGGGTCGAAGAGCCGCAGCTTGCCGCCGCGGTCGCCCGGGGCGCGGTGACGGGGCTGTCGTTCGGCTATCGGGTGACCGAAGCCGAGGCCGGGCCGCATCGCGAGATCAAGGGATTGCAGCTGCTCGAGATCAGCCTCGTGGCGAGCCCGATGCAACCGCTGGCGCGGGTGCACGCCGTGGCTGCCGACTGACCTGGCTGCCCTCGGGCGAGCCTCCACCCCCGCGCGCTGTGCGGTTCCCCTCCCCGTTTCGGAAGGAGGGTTTCTTTACTGTGGGAGACGGACATGGACGATGTGGTGACCGACGCGCTCGAGGCGAGCTTCGAGGCAATGGAGACGGCGGGGCTGCCCCCGGCGCGGCCGATGCTGGCGGGCGGGCGGCCGCTCGGCAGCGCGGCGTTCGAAGGCTTTCTGCGCTCGGGGAGCGGCGGCTTCGAGATGAAGGCGCTGTCGGGCGCGAGCGACGCCGCAGGTGGCTATGCGGTGCCCGAGGAGATCGACAGCCGGATCGACGCGACGCTGAAGGCGGTTTCGCCGATCCGCGGCATCGCCAATGTCGTGAAGGTCGGATCGAGCGGCTATCGCAAGCTGGTGACCAGCGGCGGTTTCGAGAGCGGCTGGGCGGCCGAGACCGTGGCACGCCCCGAGACCGACACGCCGGTGTTCAACGAAGTCGCGCCGCCGATGGGCGATCTCTATGCCAACCCGGCGGCGAGCCAGGCGATGCTCGACGACGCGATGTTCGACGTCGAGCAATGGCTGGCGGCGGAAGTGGCGCGCGAGTTCGCCGTGGCCGAGGGCGCAGCGTTCGTCGGGGGCAATGGCGTCAACAAGCCCAAAGGCTTCCTCGCCGTGCCGACCGCCACGACGAGCGATGCGACGCGGGCCTTCGGGACGCTGCAATATCTGGCGAGCGGCGCGGCGGGGGCGTTCGCGGCCAATCCCGACGAGAAGCTGATCGACCTTGTCCAGAGCCTGCGCGCGCCCTATCGGCAGGGGGCGAGCTGGGTGATGAACTCGGCGACGCTGGCGCGGATCCGCAAGTTCAAGACCAGCGACGGCGCATTCCTCTGGCAGCCCGCGCTTGCCGCCGGCCAGCCGGCGACCCTGCTCGGCTATCCGGTGGTCGAGGCCGAGGACATGCCCGACATCGCGGCCAACAGCCTGTCGATCGCGTTCGGCAACTTCAAGGCCGGCTATCTGATCGCCGAGCGCGGCGAGACGCAGGTGTTGCGCGATCCGTACAGCAACAAGCCCTTCGTGCACTTCTACGCGACCAAGCGGGTCGGCGGCATGGTGAGCAACTCCGAGGCGATCAAGCTGCTCAAGTTCGCGGCTTCCTGACCCTGTTTCCCCTCCCTGCGCGCAGGGAGGGGAGCCTTTCGAAAGAGGAGATTGGGATGCTTGCTCCGCCCTTTCCGGCGGCGGCGATCGCGGCCGCGCGCGATGCCGTCAGGCTTCATCTGCGGATAACGGGAGCGGCGGAGGACGCGCTGCTCGAGACGCATGCCGCAACGGCGCTCGCGCTGTGCGAGGCATTCACCGGCCAGGCGCTGATCGTGCGCGCGTGGAGCGAGGTGCTGCCGGCGCATGGCGCGTGGCAGCGGCTTCCCGCCGCGCCGGTGACGACGATCGACGCGGTCGAGGGGCTGGGCGCTTCGGGCACCGGCTACGCGCTGCCACCCGAGACCTATGGCATCGATATCGACGCCGCCGGCGAAGGCTGGGTGCGCGGCAGCGCGGCGATCGCGGCGGGGCGGATCCGGATCGGTTATGCCGCGGGGCTGGCGGGGGACTGGTCGGGCCTGCCGGCGCCGCTGATGCAGGGAGTGGTGCTGCTCGCCGCGCATCTGTTCGAGGCGCGCGCCAACGGCGGCACGCCGCCCGCCGCGGTGGCGGCGTTGTGGCGGCCATTCCGTCGGATGCGGCTCAACATCGCGCGGCGATCGGCATGAGCGGCAAGCTCGAGGCGCGCGCCCGGCTGGCCGGCGCGCGCGCAGTGGCACGGGCGACGCTGCGGCTCGGCGAGGCCGCGCGCGCCGCCTTGCCGGGTCTTGCCGTCGAGGCCGAGGCCGAGGCCGGGGCGGGGCGGGTGGTGATTTCGGGGCGCGGGCTGTGGCGGCGTTGGCTGCGTGACCCTGTGCTCCGCTGGCCGGGAGGGTGGCTGCGATGAGCTTGCACGAAGTACTCGCCACGGCGCTGGCGCAGGCATTGCGCACGCACGCGCCGCTGGGCGTGGCGATCAACGGCGTGTTCGACGCGCCGCCGGCGCGCGCGGTGCGGCCCTATGCGGTGGTCGAAGAGGCGGTGCTGACCGACTGGAGCACCAAGGACATGGCGGGGCGCGAGGGCAGGCTGACGATCGCGCTGTTCGATCTCGGTGAGCGCACCAGCAGGCTGCGCGCCCTCACGGGCGAAGTCAGCGCGGCGCTGGCCGCGGTGCCGCGCGATCTCGGCGAGGGTTGGCGGATCGTCAGCCTCGACTTCGTGCGCAGCCGGGTCGTGCGGGAGGGCGAGGCGCGGACCGCCGCGATCATCGAGTTCCGCGTGCGCGTGCTGCAGGCAAATTAGGAGAGAGATTATGGCGGCGGAGAAGGGCAGTGCGTTCCTGCTCAAGGTCGGGAATGGCGGATCGCCGGCGAGCTTCACCACAGTGGCCGGGCTGCGCACGACGCAGCTCAGCATCAATGGCGAAGCGGTGGTGATCACTTCGAAGGATTCGGGCGGCTGGCGCGAATTGCTGACGGGCGGCGGGGTGCGATCGGTGAGCGTCTCGGGCGCCGGGGTGTTCACCGGATCGGCGGCCGAGAACCGGGTGAAGGCAAACGCGCTTGCCGGCACGATCGACGATTACCGGCTGAGCTTCGAGAGCGGCGAGACGATGACCGGACGCTTCCTCGTCACGCGGCTCGACTATGCCGGCGATTTCAACGGCGAGCGCAGCTACACGCTGAGCCTGGAGAGCTCGGGGCCGGTGGTATCGGCATGAGCGGGGCGAATCCGGCGCGCGGCGAGGCGTCGCTGTCTCTCGCGGGCGAGACGCTGGTGCTGCGGCCCAGCTTCGCGGCGCTGGTCGCCGCCGAGGGCGAATTGGGACCGTTGTTCGCGCTGGTCGAGCGCGCCGCCGACGGGCGGCTGGCACTGGGCGAGATGGTCGCGCTGTTCTGGCATTGCCTGCGCGACCGGCCGGCGGGGCTGAGCCGCGACGATTTCGGCGAAGCGATCGCCGCGCAGGGACTGGCGGCGAGCACGCCGGCGCTGAAGATATTGCTCGGGCAGATTCTGGCGGGGCGGTGATGGATAGCGCGCAATTTTGCGGCGCAGCCGTGCGACTGGCCGGGCTGGCGGGGCTTCTCTTCGGCTGGACCCCGGAGACTTTCTGGCGCGCCACGCCGGCGGAGCTCGGCGCGCTGGTGCGGGCGGTGGCGGGCGAAGCCGAGGCGCCGCCGGACCCTGTGGAGATTGCGCGGCTCAAGGAGCTTTTCCCCGATGGATGAAGAGATCGAACGCATGATCATCGACGTGCGCGCCGATACCCGGGGCTTTGCGCGCGATGTTGCCGAGATGCGCGGCCAGATCGATGGGCCGCTGGCGGCGGGCGCCGAGCGTGCCGGGCGCGCGATCGAGAGCGCGCTGCTGCGTGCGGTGCGGACCGGCAAGCTGGGGTTCGAGGATCTGCGCCGGATGGCCCTGACCGTGCTCGACGAGATCGCGGCAGCGGCGTTGCGGCAGGGCATCGCCGCGCTGATCGGCGGCGACGCGGGCAGTGGCGGCGGTGCAGGCGGCGGGCTGGGCGGGGTCATGCTGGCGTTGTTCGGCGGATCGCCGGGACGCGCGACCGGCGGCCCGGTCAGCCCGCTGCGACCCTATTGGGTGGGCGAGCGCGGACCCGAGCTGTTCGTGCCTGCGGCCGCGGGGAGCATCGCGGCGCCGGTGGCGGCGGGACCGCGCGAGGTGCGCGTGGCGATCACTGTGAATGCCGGCGCGGGCGAGGCGCCGCGGGCGCTGGCGCAATCGAGCCGGCAAGTCGCGCGCGCGGTGAAGGCGGCGCTGGCGGGGGTCGACTAGCGCCCTGCCAAGCTGGTGGACGCTGCTGCGCCTTAATGAGGGGGATCTGCCATGGGACATTGGCTGGCTTCGGCGCGTCAGGGGCAGGCCGAGGGCGTGTTGTCGCGCTTCGATCCTGCTTACTGGACGGTCAACTTCCCGCGGCCGATGATGGCGTCGGTGATCACCACCGCGCCCGACGCGCTGCGCGTCGATGCGGTCTTCTTCCGGCAGGACGACCTTGCCGGCCTGATCTGGGAAGCCGAGGACCGGCACGATCATGTGCTGCTGGCGTACGAGACCAGTCGCGATTTCCGCGGCTGTCGGCTGCGCTTTCGCTGGCGATCATCCGGGGTTCTGGCGCTCGACGCGGTCAATGGCCCGGTGCTGACGCTCGAGGGACGCGACGCGGCGGGCGATCCGCGGGCCTGGTATGTGCGGTTGTGGAACTATGCCAGCGGCACCCCCGAGGATGCGACGGTGGCGATCGACTTCGCGCAGGTCGAGGGCGGCTTCATGCTGCCGGACGAGGCCGACCCGGTCTTCGCGGGCGATATCGACCGAATGTTCGTATCGCTGGTGCCGCAGGGTTATTCAGGTGCGGACGCGCCGCTGGCTGCGCCGATCGAGGCGTGGGTCGAGATCAGCGACATGGTCTGCGAGGGGCCGGGCTCGGTGCTGGTGATCGGCGCCGCCGTCGTGCCCCAGCACGGGTTGCAGATCGCCAATGGCTATGACGATTGCTATCATCTGACGCCGGCGCGGGTGCTGCGCAACGCGCTGCACCTCGGCTATCGCGGCAGCATCCTCCACTATGTGGGGATGAGCCATTATTTCCGGCTCGAGCCCAATTCGGGCGGCTATTATGTCAGCCTCGCCGCGGGAACGCTCAACGTGGCGTGCGCGGCGTGGCATGGCGATTTCGCGCAGCGCGCCAAGACGCTCGGCTATGACCTGATCTGGTCGCTCTCCTACGAATTGCTCGACCAGCATTGCTGGAACGACTGGAAGCAGCGCGCCGCTGACGGATCGCCTGGACTTACCGGATGGAGCCCGCCCTCGGCGCTGCTCTCGCCCGCGCATGACGGGGCGATGTACTATCTGCGTGTGGTGGCGCTGGCGTTCGTCGGCATCGCCCAGGCGGCGGGGCTCGCGATCCGGTTCCAGATCGGCGAGCCTTGGTGGTGGGTGATGGCCGACGGAAGGCTATGCATCCATGACGCGGCCGCGACGCTCGCGCTCGGCGATCCGCCGGAGCAGAATCTGCGTGGAACGGTCGATCCGGCGGTGCTCGATGCCGCAGGGGCGTTGCTCGCGGCATCGACGCTGGCGTTGCGCGATGTGGTGCGCTGGACACCGGGCGCCGAGGTGCTGCTGCTCGCCTATCTGCCCACCGTGCTCGATCGCGCCATGCCCGGGCTCCAGCGCGCCAACCTGCCGCTCGGCTGGGCGGCGCCGGCCTTCGATGTGCTCCAGCTCGAGGATTATGACTGGGTCACCGCGGGCAATTCGGCGGCGAGCGCGAAGGGCGTGGCGCTGGCGGAGGCGCGGCTCGGCTATGGCGCGGCGGATCAGCACTATCTCGCAGGCTTCGTGCTCCGTCCCGAAGACAAGGCCCAATGGCAGCCGATCGCGGCCGCCGCCGCCCTGTCGCGCCGGCGCGGCGTCGCGGAGACCTTTATCTGGGCGCTGCCGCAGGTGCTGCGCGACGGCTTCGTGCATTTCGATCAGGAGGAAGAATTGGACGCGTTCGACGACGTGCTGTTCCCGATCGCGCTGGGCCGCGAGGCCGAAGTGGCGCCCGAAGTCTCGACGGCGATCGTGACCAGCGCCGGCGGGCGCGAGAACCGCAACGCCGAATGGGCCGAGGCGCGACTACGCTATGATGTTGGGCCGGGGGTGCGATCCGAAGCCGATATCACCGCGCTGATCGGCTTCTTCCGCGCGCGGATGGGGCCCGCGCGGGGATTCCGCCTGCGCGATCCGTTCGATCATCAAGGCGACGACGTCGTGCTCGGAATCGGCGACGATCTCGAGGCGCGGTTTCAACTGATCAAGCGCTATGGCGGCGTCGTGCGTCGGATCACGCGACCGGTGGAAGACAGCGTGCGCATCGCGGTCGACGGCATGGAGATCGCCGGCTTCGCGCTCGAGCCCGGCGGGTCCGTGATCTTCGACGTGCCGCCCGCGGCGGGAGCGGTGGTGACAGCGAGCTTCGCGTTCGACGTGCCCGTGCGTTTCGCCGAGGACCGGCTGAGCGTCAGCCGGGCCACCTATCTGGCAGGGCTGGCAGCCTCGGTGCCGTTGGTGGAGGTGCGCGAATGAGCTGGCTCGACGGCGAGTGCACCACGTTGACCCTGTGCTGGCGGATCGAGCGCTGCGACGGCGTCACCATCGGAATCACCGCGCATGACGATGATCTCGAGATCGACGGGCTGGTCTATCGCGCGGCGCCCGGCATGACGCCGAGCGCGATCAGCCGGAGCGCGAGTCTCGACGCCGACAGCATGGACGTGACCGGCGCGCTGAGCAGCGCGGCGATCACCGAGGCCGATCTGCTCGCAGGACGCTGGGACGGCGCGCGCGTGTCGCTGTTCGCGACCGACTGGTCGGCGCCCGGCGAGACGGTGGCGCTGGGTGCCGGGACGTTCGGCGCGGTGGAACTGCGTGACGGTGCGCTGACCGCCGAGTTGCGCGGGCTGTCGGCGCAGCTCGAACGGCCGGTGGTTGAGGAGACCTCGCCCGAATGCCGCGCGGCGTTGGGCGATCGGCGCTGTCGGGTTGCGATGGCCGGGCGGCGACGGTTCGCGCGGGTGACGGAGGTGCTGGGGACGACGCTCACGCTCGACGGAGCCGAACCTGCCGCCGATGCCTATGGGGGCGGACGCCTGCGCTGGTTCGGCGGGGCGAATTCGGGGCTTGAGGACGCCATCGCGCGATCCGAGGGCTCCACGGTGACGCTGCGCCGGCCGCCGCGGTTCGACGCCGGCGGGGCGCTGGTCGAGTTGATCGAGGGGTGTGACAAGAGCCTCGCGACCTGTGCGGCACGGTTCGGCAACGCCGCCAATTTTCGTGGCGAACCCTATTTGCCCGGCATCGACTTGCTGACGCGGTACCCGGGCGGATGAAGCCCGGCGCGCGCGCCGTGGCCGCGGCGCGTTCCGCGGTGGGGGCGAGGTTCAGGCTGCACGGACGCGATGTACATGGCGGGCTCGATTGCGTCGGGCTGGTGGCGCTGGCGTTGCAGGCGGAGGGCTTCGCCGGGTGCGTGCCGAGCGGCTATGCGCTGCGCAGCGGGGATGCCCGGCGGGTCGCCGCGACGCTGGCGGCGCTGGGGCTCGAGCACGTGCGCGAGCAGCGGCCCGGCGACCTGTTGTTGCTCGATGCCGGGCCAGGGCAGCTGCATTTCGCGATCGAGGCAGAGGCGGGGGTCATTCACGCGGACGCGATGCTGCGCCGGGTGGTCGAGCGGCCCGACGTGCCGTGGCCGCTGATCGGACGCTGGCGGCTGGCGGAAGGAGGCTGAGATGGCGACGGTGGTACTGATGGTCGCCGGCAGCCTGATCGGGGGTCCGATCGGCGGCGCGGTGGGGGGGTTGGCGGGGAACGCGATCGATCATGCGATCCTGCGGCCGAAGGGCCGCGAAGGACCGCGACTGACCGAACTGCGCGTGCAGACCTCGTCCTACGGCACGCAGATCCCCCGGATATTCGGAACGATGCGCGTCGCGGGCTCGGTGATCTGGGCGACAGATCTGATCGAGCATCGTACCAGCCGGGGCGGCGGCAAGGGCAAGCCGTCGACGACCGAATATAGCTATACGGCGTCATTCGCGGTGGCGCTTTCCGCCCGCCCGATCCTGGGCGTGGGGCGGATCTGGGCCGATGGCAAGCTGCTGCGCGGCGCCGCGGGCGACTTCAAGGCGCGGACCGGATTCCGTCTGCATGTCGGGTCGGAGGATCAGGCGCCCGACCCGCTGATCGCGTCGATCGAGGGGACGATCGCGACTCCTGCGCACCGCGGGATCGCCTATGCGGTGTTCGAGGATCTCGCGCTCGGCGATTTCGGCAATCGCATCCCGTCGCTGACCTTCGAGGTGATCGGCGATGCCGGGCCGCAAACCGCCGATGCGATCGCGCGGGAGATCGCGGGAGATTTGCTCGACACGCCGGAAGCGATGGTGCCGCTGATGGGCTTTGCGGCGTCGGGTGCGTCGGTGCGCGCGGTTCTCGAGACGCTGGCCGGCGCGGCGGGGGGCTGGTTTCGCGCGGAAGTCGGTAAGTTGACCTTGCTCGGGGCGCGCGACGGCGCCGCGCGGGCGCTCGACGATGCGGGCGCTGGCGCGGAGCGGGGCGTGCGCCGACGCCGGGACATCGCCGCGGCGGATTCGGCGCCGCAGACGGTGACGCTCGCTTACTACGAGCCGGCGCGCGACTATCAGGCCGGCATTCAGCGCGCCACGCGCCCAGGCGCGGGACAGCGCGAGTCGCGCGTCGAGCTCGCGGCGGCGATCGACGCCGCGAGCGCCAAGGCGCTCGCCGAGACCATATTGCAGCGGCTCGACATCGAGCGCGAACGCCGCACGCTGGCGCTGCCGTGGCGATTGCTGAGCATACGTCCGGGCGAACGGGTGACGATCGCGGGGGCCGCGGGGATCTGGCGCGTCGATCAGTGGCGGCTCGAAGGGATGGTGCTGCTGCTCGAATGCGTCGCCGTGGCGCCGGGCATGCTGATCACCGGGGCAAGCGGCGGGCGGGTATTGTCGACGCCGGACCTCCCCGCGGGCGAGACGGCGCTCCACATCTTCGAGCTGCCGCCGCTCGGCGCGCCGGTCAGCGTGCCGCGTCTCGCCATCGCCGCGGCGGGGACCGGCCCCGGCTGGCGAAGCGCCGCGCTGCTGCTGAGCGAGGACGATGGCGCGAGCTGGTCGCCGATCGGCGGCACGGCGCCGCCCGCGATCCTCGGGACGGTGGTGACTCCGCCCGGCGCCGCGCCGAGCCATCTTGAGGATCGCCGGAACCACCTCGTCGTCGAACTCGCGAACGGCGCCATGGTGCTCCACGACGCCGATCCCGCCGCGATGGCCGCCGGGGCCAATCTCGCGATGGTCGGCGACGAGTTGCTGCAATTCGCGCGAGCGACTCCGTTGGGCGAGAGACGGTGGACGCTCGATGGCCTTTGGCGTGGCCGACGCGGCACCGAAGCGGCGATCGCCACACAGGCGACCGGCGACCGCTTTGTGTTGCTCGACGCGGGCGCGCTCGTGACGCGCGACCTTCCGGCCACGGTGGTGGGGCGCAGCGTTCGCGTGTTCGCGCAGGGTCTGGGCGAAGCACAAATGGCCGAGACCGAAGTCTCCGGGCTCTCGGTCGTCCCCCCTTCGCCCGTGCATCTTCGTTCGGCGGAACGTGCGGACGGCGGCGCCGATGTCGACTGGGTGCGCCGCAGCAGGGGCGGATGGGACTGGATCGACGGCGTCGATGTGCCGCTCTCCGAGGAATTCGAACGCTATCAGGTGACGCTCGTGCTGGCGGAAGGCGCCGCGCGGATCGTCGAGACGGACACGGCGCGGATTTCGCTCACGGCCGAGGAGCGCCCGGCGGTGACGACGATCCGCGTCCGCCAGATCGGCGCGCAGGGCTTGTCCGCACCCGCTTCGCTGAGCCTTTCGACTTCGGGAGAAGACTGATGACCGATACCGCGACGCCGCGGCTCTTGTTCCCGCTACTCCAGCCCGGCCAGGCGCAGAAGGAGATGTTCCACAATGCGGCGCTCGCGTTGCTCGACATGAACGTCCAGCCCGCCGCAGTCGCCGCGGGCACCAACGTTCCTCCGGAGGCGCCCGAAGCTGGCGATTGCTGGATCGTCGGGGCCGCTCCGACCGACGAATGGGCGGGGCACGCCCATGCCGTTGCCGGCTGGACCAGCTCGGGCTGGCAGTTCGTGTCGCCGCGCGAAGGCGCGCAATTCTGGTTGGGCGCTGCGCAAGGGGTTGCGCGCTTCATCGCCGGCGCATGGCGCGTCGGCGAGACCCATGGAAAATTATTTGTCGAGGGAGACCAAGTGGTTGGCTCGCGCGGTGATCCGATCGCGGAACCAGCGGGAGGCACGACGGTTGATGCCGAAGCGCGGGCCGTGATTGTTTCGGTGCTGGAAGCATTACGCACGCACGGGTTGATCGAGAGCGGTTGA